CCCTCACCGAGGCTGAGGTCATCAAGACCATCAAGTGCTGGTGTATCTGGCCCAAGGCCAGATGGTTGCGAGACCGGGGGACAGAAGCTTTGGTTCCAGCGTGGATACCAAACAGGAACTTCCCGCTGCCCTTCACTGGAGGGCTCCGGCGACATCTACGAAATCTCGTGGCTTCTCGTTCGGAATCGATGCCGCTGCACGATTCACCGAGGTTTCCCTCCAGGGTGTCAAGCGCGGTTGCGCGCCCGTGACAATCGAGTTCATTCTGGGTGCTATGCTCGACCACAAAGCCGCTCTCACGAAAGAGATCGTTACCGATTTAGGCGACGACTTCTACGGGAGGTGCTGGCGGGTCTGGGCCAAACCCGTGAACAAGATCTGCGGTAAGTACCGCATGGTCCGGGCAACCTGGGATTGGAAGAGGGAAACGAAGAATCCTTCTAATCACGCCGCTTTGGGCGTGACGCGGGGACAGGGAGGTCGTCTCATGGCGGTCCGTGAATTTATCACGACCAGGTACGGGGGTCGCGCCGTTCACTCCGGTGATCCAGCCACTGATGTTGCATCAGAACTGTTGGGTATATCGGAGGACGAAGTGCGTTCCCTGTTGAAGCGTCAGAAGAGGTCTGGCACCATGGACGAAGTCTCTACCAAGCTCGCACCCCCGGACTTGGGGGGCATGTACTTGGAGAACCACCGCGTGAAGGCATTCTATTGTGACATAGACCGGCCCTATGAAGAGTGTTTAAGGGCCGCGCACGCTACCCATTACGGGAAGCATTTGAAGACCGAGGTTCATGTGATCGAGGAACCCTTGAAGGGTCGAGTCATCTCCAAAGGAGAAGCACTCCCTTATTGGGTGTCCCAAACCTGGCAGAAGAAAGCCAAGTCGATCCTGAACCGGCACGAGCCTTTCAAGCTCACGACCCGCCCCGTCATGACGTCGGACCTAGAGTTCCTGCGCATCCAGACTGATCAACTCCTCGATGGATTCGATCACTGGGTCAGTGGGGACTACAAGGCTGCGACTGACGGACTCAGTCTTCAAGCTAACCAAGAGTGTTTGCGTGCACTCCTCGCGGCTGGTGGTGCTAGTGCCAGAGAGCGCTCCTTGTTGAAGAAGGTCCTGGGAGCTCATTGGGTCTCATACCCGGAGCCCTACTGCTCTCAAGCCCGCGAGAAGGGTCTTGACTTGGAACCGTTTCTGATGACTAACGGCCAACTCATGGGATCTCTAC